GCTCGACGACGACATGCGGCGGGTAGACGGGATGGGCGAGGCGTCGCAGGTGGAACTCCGCCAGGCTCTTCGCCCGCGACAGTTCCGACACCGCGGCGATGACGCGGCGCGTGCGGGGAATGACGATCTGATAGGTGGTCATCCGAAAATCTCCACGAACAGGGCTTTCTGCGCCTCGATTTCGGCGGCGAGGGCGGCGCGGGCGGCGAGGGCGGCGCGGGCGGCGTAGGCGGCGTAGGCGGCATCGGCGGCGCGGGCGGCGCGGGCGGCGCGGGCGGCGCGGGCGGCGCGGGCGGCGCGGGCGGCGCGGGCGGCGTAGGCGGCATCGGCGGCGGCATCGGCGGTATCGGCGGCGTAGGCGGCGAGGGCGGCGTAGGCGGCGGCATCGGCGGCGTAGGCGGCGAGGGCGGCGCGGGCGGCGCGGGCGGCGGCATCGGCGGCGTAGGCGGCGGTCGGGTTGTCCAACCACGCTTGCGTGGCATCAAGCGCAGCTTGAACACGCGGGTCGGGGTTGAGGTGCGCCACGCGCTGAGCGCAAGCGAGAGCAAACCGAACGCAGAGGTCTTTCCGGCCCAGCTTCCCGGCAACCCACAACAGATCGGGGAGGCTGGCGCCCGCGGCGAGCGCCTGCGAGGCGGTCATGCGCTTGCGGCGGCCAAAGGCAGGAACCTTGTCTGCGCTGCACGGCCGGAGCGCCAGCACTTCCTCGCGGGTCAGGGATATGGGGGTCACGGTGTCGTCTCCTCGGTCTGTACTCTTTATGGCGCGGCGTGACCGGGCCGTCAAGCGATACATTTTAAGCAACGGCCCGTCGCGGTCTCGTGGTAGGCGTCGCCGTGGATCTCGCAGCGGGAGACGTACTCGGCGTGACCGTGCGTCCGGGCAAGTGCACGCAGGGTCCGACCGCCCGACGCCGTGCAGCATACCGCGCACTTGCCGCTGTGAACATGATGCGGAGCCTCGCCGCAGGTCTCGCATGTCGCCAGATAGGTGCGCTCGCCGGCATGGCGGGCCGCGGCCCTGGCGGACGGCGCGACGGGCAAGCGCGGGTAGCCCGAGGCGTTGTAGCACGTCAGACATTTGCCCGTGTGCGTGCTGAAATCGACAGAGCCGTGCGTTTCGCAGGTCCCGCGATACCGAAGGGCGCCCTCCCGCCGGGCCCACGCCCGCGGCTGGTTCCACGCGGTCGGATTTCTGGCCACGCCCGCGGCGTTGTAGCACGTCAGACACTTGCCCGATCGGACGCCGTGCATGACGTTCGGGCCGCAGTCAACGCACGTCGCGGGGTACTGTATGAGCCCGGCCTTGCGCGCCGCCGCTCTCGGCCCGCGCCTTTCGTCCATGCAACGCACGCAATCCTCGTCGTCCGTGCTGAACGGCCCGACGCCGTGCGTGTCGCAGTAATCTTCGTACTCGCGCATTTTGTGGTGCCGCGCGATCGTAATTCGGACCCGATCAAAATAAGGGAGCGCCCGAATGGCCTCCAGCCCCAGTACGTGACTTTTTATCCTCTTGATTTTGCTCATGTTCCCGCGTTCCCGTTTTCCCGGTAGGGGCCCGCTTCTACCATAGAAACGGGGCGTTTAGCACACATGTGGGTGGGTGCGTTTAACATACGACATGCGATGCGCCACCCACATGTGTGCTATTACACCTATACCCACCACCTAACTAAGTCTAGAGAGTATAGGGAATACGGGAGTAGGGAGTATAGACATTGTTTTTATTGGGTTTTTCGTCCCCGGTATGTCGGGGAGATAACGGGGAGTAACGGGACGGCTTGCGGGGCGGCGACGGCCGGGCTATTCGTGACCGTATGCGGCTCACCTCGAAGCAAGAGCGATTTTGTCAGGAGTACGTCACCGATCGGAACGGTGCGCGGGCATACCGTGCGGCCTATACCGTGCGCCCCGACACGAAGGACGCGACTTGCGAGCAGGCGGCCAGCCGATTGCTCGCGCTCCCTCATGTGGCGGCAAGGATCGACGAATTGGCCGATCTGGCGGCTATCGCGCCCGGCGGGGCGGTCTATGACGCCGCGTGGTGCCGAGCCCGATGGGCCGAGATCGCGATGGCCGACCCGCGCGAACTGATCGGTTTGCGCGTTGGGTGCTGCCGGCGCTGCTGGGGCGTGAACCACGGCTACCAGTGGCGCGAACACGAGTACCTCGAGGCGCTCGACAAGGCCGAGCGGGCGGCCAAGCGCGACCCCGACACGCCCATGCCGGATCCGAGCGGCGGGCTGGACTTCAACGCCACCCGTGACCCCAATCCGGCCTGCCCGCAGTGCCACGGCGAGGGTCTGGAGCGCCCCGTGCCGCGCGACACCGACAAGCTCTCGCCGTCCGCCCTGTTGCTGTACGGGGGCGTCAAGGTGAAGCGCGACGGGTACGAGATCATCATCGCCGATCGGACCAAGGCGCTCGAAAACGTGACGCGGATGGCCGGCGGCTACAAGGACAACGTGCGCCTTGACGGAAGCCTGTCCGGGATGCTGGCCGTGGCCAAGATCGAGACGACCGACCCGGTTGAGGCGGCCCGGCTGTACCAGGAGCTCATGGCCAGCCCGGCTGTGCGCGCGTGAGGCTTGACAGGCTGAGCGCCCCATGAGCACTATGACCGCGCTCGCCCCACCTACGAGCCCGACGCCCCGCTCGCACTTCCTCCTCGGTCTGGCCGCGGGCGGGGCGTCACCTCCCCCTTACGACTGGAACAACCCGGCGCACATAGCCGCTGAGTTTTCCCGACGCGCCGAGCGCCTGGCGAAGATCCGCGCCGACAAGTCCGGGCGTCTGCTCGCCGTGCTGCGCGTCCACTACGCGCACAATCCGGCGGATTTCATCAACGATTGGGGCACGACATTCGATCCCCGTAACGGCCCGAACGGGCTGCCGTCCGTGCTGCCGTTCGTGCTGTTCCCGCGCCAGCGCGAGTTCGTCGAGTGGGTCGACCGATTGCGCCGGCAGGGCGCCAAGGGGCTCGCCGACAAGTCGCGGGATATGGGCTTCTCGTGGCTGCTGGTCTCGATCGCCGCGACGGCGTGCCTGTTCGGCTCGCAAATGACGTTTGGCTTCGGGTCACGCGACGAGGACAGCGTGGACAAGATCGGCGACCCGGACAGCCTGTTTTGGAAATTGCGGTTCTTCATCGAGAACCTTCCCGAAGAGTTCCGCGGCGACTGGTCGGCCAAGCGGGACAGCGCGCACATGCGCGTCAGCTTCCCGACGACGGGCTCGGTCGTGACGGGCGATGCGGGCAAGAACATCGGCCGGGGCGGGCGCTCGCAGGTCTATGTGGTCGACGAGGCGGCGGCCCTGGAGAACCCCGTGGCGGTCGAAGCGTCGCTTTCGCAGACGACAAACTGCCGGATCGACGTGTCGACGCCGAAGGGCATGGGCAATCCGTTCGCCCAGAAGCGCCACAGCGGCAAGTTCCCGGTTTTCTCGATGCACTGGCGCGACGACCCGCGCAAAAACGACGGCGTGAAGCGTTACCTGATCCCGGACGCCGACCCGGACGACCCGGCGTCGTGGGAGACGTGGTACGACAAGCAAAAGCGCGAACTCGACCCCGTGACCCTCGCCCAGGAGGTCGATCTGGACTACTCGGCCTCGGCGACCGGCGTGCTTATACCGAGCGCGTGGGTTCAGGCCGCGGTCGACGCCCATGTGAAGCTCGGCATTGAGATCACGGGCGAGCACCGCGCCGCGCTGGACGTCGCTGACGAAGGCGTGGACGACAATGCCCTCGCCAAGCGCCACGGCGTCCTCGTGCGCGACGTGACGGGCTGGTCGGGCTCCGGGTCCGACATCTTCCGCACCGTGCAGCGCGCCTTCGACATGTGCGACGAGGACGGCATCGAGACGCTCGACTACGACGCGGACGGGCTGGGCGCCGGCGTCCGGGGCGATGCGCGCGTCATCAACGACGGCCGGCGGCGCCCGCTCAAGGTTGAGCCTTTCCGGGGGTCCGGTGCGGTCTTCAAGCCCGAGGACCCCATCCCGACCGCCACGCCGGTCACGCGGGGCGATCGCAGCGAGCGCAAGAATGAACGCCGGAACAAGGACTATTTCCAGAACGCCAAGGCGCAGGCGTGGTGGGAGCTGCGCGTCCGCTTCATGCGCACCCACCGGGCGCTCGAGGTGCACGCGGCGGGGGAGGACTGGCGCACCGCCTACGACGCGGACGACCTGATCTCGCTTGACGGCTCGATGCGCGAGCTCGCCAAGCTGTGCATGGAACTCTCGCAACCCACCGCTCAGCCCAACACGGCCGGCAAGCAGGTCATTGACAAGGCGCCCGCCGGGACGCGCTCGCCTAACCTGGCCGATGCGGTCATGATCGTGTTCGCTCCCCGCCGCGCAAACTGGTTCGATTTGGTCGGAAAGGGTTGACCGCGCCGTCAAGCGCGGCTAGGGAGGGTGCGCAACCGAGGAGACCCCCATATGACCTGCCCGACCCCCGAGTACTGCGCCGTCAACGGCTGTACGGCCAATGGCTGCCGCGACAAGTACGCACCGCCCCCCGCGACCCGCTACGCCCCGGCGCCGGCTCCCACGCCCAGCGCCGCCGAGTTCCTCGCGGCCTTCCTGTACTTCGCCGCTGTCCCCGTTCTCGGCGCAGTGGCGGGCCTCGTCGCGTGGGTGATCCTGTGAGCATGACCCCCGACCAGATCCGCGCCCTGCAGCGCGCCATGATGACCGTGCCCGGCGTGACCCTCCCGCGGTTCGGCGCTGATGGCGATTGGGGCGACGAGAGCGCCGCCGCGTTCGCCGCGGTCATCGCCAAGGCGGGCGGCCGGCCCGACGCGCCGATCGACGACCCGACGCCGCACGACCTGCCCGAGGGCTACCTGCCGATGCTGGCGCGCATCGAGAGCGGCGGCAATCCGCTCGCCCTGGCGCCCACCTCGACCGCCTCGGGGCTCTACCAGTTCGTCCGGTCGACTTGGATTGGCGAGGGCGGCGTCTGGGGCAACGTCGAGCGCAAGCCGTTCGGCGGCCTCTCCCCGTCCGTCGAGGAGCAGAACGCCCGCGCTATCAGCTTCACGCGGCGCAACGCCAAATGGCTGCGCGGCGCGGCCCTGCCGGTCACGCGGGCCAACCTGTACGCGGCGCACTTCCTCGGCGCGGCCACGGCCGTCCACGTCCTGCGCGCGAGCGGAACCGACCGGGCCGACCTGATCGCCGGGACCTCCGCGGCCGCCGCGAACCCCTCGATCCTGCGCGGCAAGTCCGTCGCGGAGTTCAAGGCGTGGCTGGCGAGGAAAACGGCATGACTGACCTCGCCGCCATGCTCGCCGAGAGCGAGGACGCGCTGGCCGACCTGCGCGACGTCATAGACGAGGCGTGGTCAGAGCTGACCGAGAACCCGGACATCAAGCGCCGGGACGACGCGGACCTGAGCGGCGTCATCCGCGAGGCGCTCGACGCCGCGTACAAGCAGGGCGAGGAAGAGACGGGGTATCGTGACGCGGCGGACCACCTGCGCGCCTACCTGGTCGCTCAGGGCCTCCCCGCCAACCCGGTCAAGCTGGACGATCCGCACCTCGACGCACTGGCGCGGGTGTTGCTCTAGGCGGCGCGGTGTGGCACTCCTGTCCGATACGGTTCAGGACCCCCGCGCATGAGCATCAATCCCACCCGGTACGTTGAGGTCTCGGCGAACGGCTCGCCCGTTGACCCGCAGGCTCAGGCGGATCTCGCCGCCGCGTCCGCAGCCGGAGCGATCGCCGGGGACATCGCCGGACGCGCGGCGGGTGCGGAGGCCGGGGCGCAGGCGGGAACCGAGGTCGCGGCCAGTGCGGGTGCGGCTGCCGGGGCGGCGGCCGGCGAGATCGCAGGGCGTGACGCGGGCACGGCGGCCGGCGCGACGGCCGGGACGGTCGCTGGTGCCGCGGCGGGAACGGCTGCGGCCGGCGTCGTCGTGGCCACGAAGGCGGACAAGAACGGCGGGAACGTCGCGGGGGCCGACGCCACGGCCTTTCTGACCGCTATCGGAAACCCCTCCGGGCTCACCGCCGCCGCAGACGTAGCGGATGCGGATTTGCTTACTGTATGGCGTTCGTCGGGGCCGATCAAAAAGCTGACGGCGGCGATCCTCGGCGGGTATGTCGTCAAGACGCTTGAGGCTTTTATTGCCGCCGGTGTTGGCGCGGTCGCCCGGACAGTGCAGGACAAAAACCGCGATTGGGTCGATGCTCGCGATTTCGGTCTCGTGGCGGGTTCCGCAACGTCTGTGCAGACGGCGGCTTTCGTCAAGGCGAGCGACTACGCTTTTACCAACAAGAAAACCTTGCGCGTGACGGGCGGCGACTATGTGATCAACGGGCCGACGTCCACCCGATCTCAGGCCAGCGGATCGATGATCTGGCAGTTGGACGGCCCTGTGAAAATCACGGTCGACCCGGCGTCAACGGTATTCGACAGCGTTGTGGGGTATCTGTGCGCAGATGTGGCGGACTTCATCATTACGGGGTCGGGATCGCTCTATATTGACGGGTCTAACGCGGTTTCGTCAGGCCTCTATATGAGGCATACGAGCACGACCTACGGGGGTGCGGTATCTCTTTCTGCCCCCGTCTCCGTGATCAATATTCGCGGAGACGCCTCAATGACCAACAATACGGGCATTCTCGCGCTCGGGCGGTTTACGTCCATCTATATGAACCTGCCCCGCGTGGAAAACGTCTCTCGTTTGGTTTCCGGCGGGGAATGCTCGGGCATCAACTGCCAACAGTACGTCGGGGAGGTGGAAATTTGCTCCCCGTATGTGTCGAATATCAACTCGGGAGCCTTTTCCACTGACGCGGATGGCATCAAGGTGTTCGGTCTGTCGATCGGGACGGCGCAGAATGAGCGCATCGGATCGTCTGTCGTTTCCAACCCTACGTTGGTCAACTGTCAAGGCCGCTCTTACAAGAGCCAGGACAGCCACAGCCGCGTCGTCGCTCCGCTGGTCCAACGTGACGCGGCGGTGATGGTGTCGAACCCCGATTGCACCGAGTTCGATTTCCAGTTCGGCAACGGGGAGCTGGAAGACCCCCGGTACGAGTTCAAGAAAAAGTCACTGCCCCCGTCCGATAGCGGTACGGCCACGGCGGGAGCCTCCACTACGCTCACGGATGGCGGGAAAAGCTGGACGGTGAACGCCTACGCTGGCTTTGAGGTTCGCATCACGGCGGGGACAGGATCGGGGCAGTGGCGGACCATCACGTCCAACACGGCGACGGTGCTCACCGTTACGCCTGCATGGACGACGACGCCCGACGCCACAAGCGTTTACGAGGTCTATCAGGTCACATCCCCGGTCCAGACTTCGACGCACTCTTTCGTCGCCTTCCAGCAAACGCTCGACAACGCGGCCATGTGCGGCAAGGCGCTGAACGGCACGGTGGTAAGCGATATTCAGGTCAACCGTTACGCTTTGGTCACGCAGGTGACGTCTTCGGCGATTTCAGAAACGGTTGTTGACGGCGTAGACATCGTTCCGTCTAACGGCTTCGCGGGGGGCATGTTCGCGCGCGCGGTCGTCGAAACGAGTATGGCGCAGGTTGCAGCCAAATCCACCGAAACGATTATCCGGGTCAAAAACATTCGGGGCCCCAACACGGCGCCGTTGCTGGGGTACACCGGGTTCATCACCGGCACGCACGACGTAAGCGCCAAGATGACGTGGGATGTCGGGCAGGGGTGCATCAATCCATTGGGTCCGTCCGGTTCCAACTCAGCGGGGTTTAGGCCGGTTTCCGGCAGCCCTGTGCTCGCGGTAAAGCAGTTCCGCAACATTCCCGCCGAGGGCTATATCGACAGCTACCTCTCGGCGGGCTTCGTCTGCGACTTCAAGAAACTGACGGTCGGGACATGCATCACGGTCGACATCGCCACGGGGGCTTTCACGAACCCGCCCGCGTGGGGGGTCTCGGGCTACGCACATATCCGCGTTGAAGGCCAGTGGTCGACCGGCAACTTCCGCAAGATATGGGTCGTGAAAGACGGGGCGACCGCCTCCCCGTCGTGCTGGTTCACGCAGAATAGTGGCGGCGCGTGGGGCGCGCTCAACTGATGCGCTGGCCATGGAACACTCCCGCCCCCGTCGAGCCGCAGGCCGAGCCGCGCGCCCGCGCCTTCTCGACGGACGCCTCGCCGCCGGCCCGGGCGCGCGCCGCCGTCGTCCGTCGCATCGCCGCCCTGCAGCGCGAAACGCCCGCCCTGCCGGGATCCGCGGCGGACAGCTATGGCACGAGCGGCCTGACCCCGTGGGCGACAACGGCCGGCGAAGCGCCCGAGGCGCTGTTCGCGTGGTACGCCGCGCAGGGCTTTCTCGGCTACCAGTTCTCGGCGTTGGTCGCCCAGCATTGGCTCGTGGACAAGGCCTGCAGCGAGCCCGCGCGCGATGCGGTGCGCCACGGCTTCACGATGACCGTGGGCGGCATTGACGACGAGGAAATGCAGGACGACGCGCTCGACCTGCTGCGCAAGGTCAACAAGCGCATGGGCTTGAACGCCCAGATGCAGGAGTTCGTCCAGTTCGCGCGGGTGTTCGGCGTGCGGGTGTGGCTGCCCATCGTCGAGAGCACCGACCCGCTGTACTACGAGCTCCCGTTCAACCCGGACGGCGTGGCCCCGGGCAGCTATCGCGGCATGACGCAGGTCGACCCGTACTGGATCACGCCTATCCTCGACGCCGCCGCGTCCAGCAACCCGGCCAACCCCGGGTTCTACTCGCCGACGTGGTGGCAAATCAACGGCAAGCTCTACCACCACACGCACCTCGTCGTGTGCATTCCGTTCCCCGTCGCGGACATTCTCAAGCCGTCATACCGCTACGGCGGCGTCCCGCTCCCGCAGCGCATCATGGAGCGCGTGTACGCGGCCGAGCGCACGGCCAACGAAGCGCCGCTGCTCGCCATGAGCAAGCGGCTGCTGACGTGGAAGACGGATCTCGCCGAAAAGCTGCTCGACCAGAGCAAGACCGAGGCGCACCTGGCGAACCTGACGCAGCTTCGCGACAACTTCGGCGTCAACATGGTCGACACCGAGGATGCGGTCGAACAGACCGAGACGTCGCTGGCCAACCTCGACGACGTGATCATGTCGCAGTACGTCATCGTCGCGGCGATCGCCGGAATGCCGGTCACGAAGCTCATGGGCACGCCGCCCAAGGGCATGAACGCGACGGGCGAGGGGGACGCCGAAAACTATCAGCAGAACCTTGAGAGCGTGCAGTCGAACGATCTGGACCCGCTGCTCGATCGCCACCTGCTGCTCGCCACGCGGTCGGAGATCGAGCCGGCGCTGGGTCTCACGCCCGGCACGCTGGAGGTCACGGCGGATTGGAACCCGCTCGACACGCCGAGCGCCAAGGAATACGCCGAAATCGAGAAGCTCAACGCCGAGCGCGACCTTGTGCTGGCCAACGCGGGCGCGATCGACGGCATGGACATCCGCGCCCGCCTGCGCAACGACCGCAGCGGCGACTACACGGACCTCGCCGACGTGGCGCCCGAGCCGATCGAGCCGGACCCGGAGATCGCCGCCGACGCCGCGCCCCGGCCGCTGTACGTCTCGCGCAAGCTGGTCAACGTCGCCGAGTTCGCCGCGTGGGCGAAGGCGCAGGGCTTCCCCGAACCGCGCGACCCGCACGTCACCGTGACCTTCAGCCGCGCGCCGGTCGACTGGATGGCCATGGGCGACAACTGGTCGAGCGACCAGAACGGCAATCTGACGATCGAACCGGGCGGCGCGCGCATCGTCGAGCCTCTTGGCGACAAGGGCGCGGTGGTGCTGCTGTTCAACTCCTCGGCACTGGCCTATCGACACGAGCACATGCGCGAGCGTGGCGCGTCGTGGGATTTCCCGACCTACCAGCCGCACGTCACGATCGCCTACGACGCGTCCGGCGTCGACCTGTCCAAGGTCGAACCGTACCGCGGCAAACTGGTATTCGGCCCCGAGGTGTTCGAGGACCTTGATGGTGAGGCGTAAGACCCGCACGCCGCTGACCAAGGCTCGCCAGGCGCAGGGCCCGGGCGTCCACGAGGGTACGCCGCTGCACTACAGCGAGCCGGTAGAGGCGAGGTATAAGCGCGAGCTGACCGGCATGGTGCGCCAGATGCGCGACGAGACGCTCAAGGGCTTCCGTCGTCTCGATCGGCAATTCGCCAGCGACGCGATCGGCATGGACGCGCCGTCATACGCCTCGCAGGCCCGCATCCTGGTCGACGCGCTCCGCAAGCGGTTCGTCGCCGCGTTCGCTCGCCGCGCCCGGCCGGTCGCCGAGCGTTGGCAGTCGCAAGTCGACGCGGCGTCCAGCGCGTCGCTGCACGGCTCCCTGCGCGAGATGTCGGGCGGGATCTCGCTCTCGACGCGCAGCATCCCCAAGGCCGCGACGGACATGCTCAAAGCGAGCATCGCCGAGAACGTCGCGCTGATCCGGTCCATTCCCGAGCAGTATTTCCTCGACGTGCAAGGCGCCGTGATGCGCAACATCCAGCGCGGGGACGGGGCGGCCGGCGTGCTGCGCGAGATTGAGCGCGTCGGCGGCGTGGCCACGAGGCGCGCCGAACTCATCGCGCGTGACCAGACCAGCAAGGCCACGTCGGCGCTCAACGCGGCGCGCATGAAGGGGCTCGGCATCCGCAAGTTCCGGTGGCTGCACAGCTCGGGCGGCAAAGAACCGCGCCCCCTGCACGTCGTCATGTCGGGCAACATCTATTCACTGGACGACCCGCCCGTGATAGACGACCGTACAGGCGAGCGCGGATTGCCCGGGCAGCTCATTAATTGCTTCCCCGGCTCAACACAGGTGTCTCTTGCTAATGGCTGTCGTAACTTGTGGCGGTATTGGCATTCCGGCGAAGTAAGCGTCATCCGCGTCGAGGGGCACGGCGTTGTCGAATGCACACCGAACCACCCAATACTGACCGGGCGTGGTTGGCTGGCGGCTCACGAAATCCAAGAGGGTGACTATCTCGTCGCGCGCGAACCGGAAGACGTGGACGCTGTTGATGACGAAAAGGCAAAGCGTGTAACTTTTGCTGATCTCTTCGTCGCCGCCGCCCGCGCGCAGGGTAGCGTAAGCGCCGCCGGAGCGATGTTTGACTTCCACGGCGACGTTCCGCCAGAGGATGTCGATTGCGTATCGACCGAGCAGATGCTGGCGTTCGCAGCCGGGCAGGAGGGCCGCAAGCTCGGCCTCCCCGCGCCCGATGGCAGCAGCGATGACGTTGGCCTTTCCGTTGGCCGAGAGGTTGTCCATGCGCTTCGCCCTGGCGCGGGCGCTCAAAGCGATCCGCTCGTCGCGGGTCAAAGCGCCCATGCGGATACGACTGGCGCGCGAGCTGTCCCGCAGCACCACGCCGCGCTGGGCGAGGATGTCGGCGATGACGTTTCGGGCGCACCCGTAGGACTTGGCGAGAGCGAGCACGCTCTCGCCGGCCGCGTAGCGTTCCTCGACGACGTGGCCCTCGGCGCGAGCGACTTTGGACGTCGCGCCGTGCAGACTGTGGACGCCTCGCTCGGCGAGTGCGTCTCGCAAACGGTGAGCACTGCACCCCAAAGCGCGGGCGAGCTGGACATAGGTTTGCCCTTCGCGCACCGCCTGCTCCGCGTAGTCGAGAAGGGTAGCCGTATATTTGCGGGTCATGTATACACCATGGAGACGAACGTCGGTTGGTATCATGTAGCACCGGCAATGATCGTAAGCAAGAATTGCCGCTGCGTCGCTCAGCCGGTTTTGGAGTTTGATGAATGACCGCGCGCCGCTTCGATACGAATGGGTGGTTCTCGGTGAAGGGCAACCCGCTCTCCAAGGTGGGCGTCTTCCCATACCTCGGCGCGAGCATCGGCGCGGACGACCCCGACCGCATGTACATGGTCTATCGCCCCGCCGAGGAGCTGGGCGACCCGGACTGCATCGACAGTTTCCGCACCGTGCCCATCATCGACGAGCATGAGATGCTCGGCGCGGCTGAACACGGCCTGACGCCCGTTGAGCGCAAGGGCGTGGGCGGCGTGACCGGCGACCTGGTGGAGTTCGACGCCGCGACCGGGACGCTGCGCAGCAACATCAAGGTTTTTTCCGAGGCGCTGGCCCGCCAGATCAACAGCGGCAAAAAGCAGCTCTCGTGCGGCTACCGCTGCGAGTACGATTTTTCGCCCGGCGAGCACAACGGCGTGAAATATGACGTTGTGCAACGGAAAATGCGTGGTAATCACGTAGCTGTCGTGAAAGCGGGCCGAATGGGGCCCGATGTCGCCGTACTCGATCACACGTTCACATATGACCATGTGGACACGCTGGAGCTAAAGCCCGTGCTGGACAAAGAAACGCAGGACGCCATCGACGCCGCCGTGAACAAGGCGACCGCGGGCATCCCCGACGCCGTGGCCAAGGCCGTCACCGACGCAATGCCGGCCATGCTGGCGAAGGCGAAGGAAGACGAGGAAGAGAAGGGCGAGGACGAAAAGCCCGAAGCCCTCGACGCCGCCGTCGAAAAGGCCGTCACCGCCGCCCGCGCCGCTGACGCCGCCCAGATCGCCGACCTGCGCAACCAGCTCGCCGCCGTCAAGCCCGCCCTGGACGCCGCCGATGTGCGCCGCGCCTCGGAAGACAAGGACGCCATCCTTTCGCGGGTCAAGCCGCACGTCGGCGTGTTTGATCACGCCGCCATGGACGCCGATGGCGTCGTCGCCTACGCCCTCGACAAGCTGGGCATTCGGGGCGTCCCGGCGGGCTCGGAACGCGCCACCCTCGACGGCTACCTGCGCGCCAAGCCCGCCCCGACCCCGCTGGCCCTCGACGCCGCCATTCCGGCCGGTAGCCCGGTCGCCGACTACATCAAGGGATAACCGTCACCATGGCTTTCCAATCCTCTGTCGCCGTTGAGCTCGGCTTCGGTGTCGTCGGCGAACTGGCCCTCGAAGGCCCGCTGCGCGCCCAGCCCGCCCGGATCTACACGGCCGACGCGACCAAGAACGTCGTCGGCCGCGCCTTTACGTGGACGTCGGGCGGCACGGGCTCCCCGACCGCGAACGGCGACGCCGTGAACCCGGCCAACATGGTCGTTGCGGCCGGCGGTTCGGGTCGCTTCATGGGCATCCTGGCCAACCCGAAGGTCTATGCGGGCGTCGGCACCTCGGCGGGCGGTACGCTCGCCCCGACGCTGACCCTGCCGAACTACACCATGGCCGAGTTCGTACAGGAGACGGCGGGCATCATTGTCTCGCTGCCCGCCGCGAGCAGCCCCGGCGATACCGTCTACTTTCTTGAGGCGGACGGCACCCTGCTGACCACCGTGCCGGGCGACCCCGTGCCGGCCGGCGCGAACGCTACGCCCATCGGCACCGTCGAGCGGTACGTCAACGCCGCCGCGTCCCTCGCCGTCATCTCGCTCGGTCGCGCGGGTCCGCAAGGGCCGCAGGGCGAGCCGGGCGTGTAACCCACTCACATACGCAGGAAAGCCTCCCGATGTCTCAAGTCCACAGTGCAGTCGACGGCGCCCGCTTTGTGAAGCGGGGCCCCCTCGCGCTCGATGCGGCGCAGGTCAGCGACACCATCGCCGCCGAACTGGCCAAGATCGGCATTCACTTCGGTGCGGATCACCGCCAGCAGGTCAAGAACCTGACCGCGATGGCCATGGCCGCCGGGGCGATGGACGCCGCGCCGGACCTGCAGCCGACCGTCTACGCCGGTAACGTCGGCGCCCCGATCCAGTTCCTGCAGAAGTGGTTGCCCGGCTTCGTCCGCGCCGTGACCACGGCTCGCAAGATCGACGAACTGGTCGGCCAGATGACCGCCGGCGATTGGGCCGACGAGGAAGTCATCCAGGGCTCGATGGAACTGACCGGCCTGGCCGTTCCCTACGGCGACTACACGAACGTCCCGCTGGCCTCGTGGAACTTCGGCTTCGATCGCCGCACCATCGTGCGGTTCGAGGAAGGTCTGCGCGTCGGTCGCCTCGAGGAAGCCCGTTCGGGCAAGATCGGCGTTTCCTCGGGCGCCTCGAAGCGTTCGGCCGCCGCGCTCGCTCTGGATATCCAGCGCAACCGCGTCGGGTTCTTCGGCTACAACGCCGCGAACAACCGCACCTATGGTTTCCTGAACGACCCGGGCCTCGGCGCCTACGTCGCCGTCACCGGCACGACCTGGAACCTCGCCACCTTCCTCGTGATCACCGCCCAGATCCGCACCGCCCTGCAAGCCCTGCGCACCCAGAGCGGCGACACGATCGACCCGAACACCACGCCGATCACCATGGCCGTCGCGTCCAACCGCGTCGACTACCTGAGCGTCACGAGCGACTACGGCAATTCGGTTCGCGACTGGCTGACGGGCACCTACCCGAACGTCCGCGTGGTCTCGGCCCCCGAGCTGAACGGCGCGAACGGCGGCGCCAACGTCTTCTACCTGTACGCTGACCGCGCGACCGACGACAACGGCAGCGACGACGGCGGTCAGACCATGGTGCAGATCGTCCCGAGCCGCTTCATGCTGGTCGGTGTCGAGCAGCAAGCCAAGGCCTACGTCGAGGACTACGCCAACGCCACGGCCGGCGTCCTGACGAAGCGCCCCTACCTGGTGGTCCGCTACACCGGCATCTAGCCACGGCCACGCCGATGCGCTACGAAAGGGGCTCTGCAATCGCGGGGCCCCTTTTTCTTGCCCGCAGATACGCCACGGGAGAGGCATCATGGCCAAGGCCAAACACGACCACTACGTCTATTCGAATATGGCCGCGAGCGTCATCTACGCCGCCGCCGTGCCCGTTGAGGGTCGCGACCTGCCCGAGAGCGTCGAGGGCATCCTGATCCGCGGCGGCGTCGGCGTGGCCGACAAGAAAACGCTCGTCACGCCGACCGGCGCCGTCGTCACGGGCATCTCGTCCGAAGAGCTCGCCCGGCTGCGCGCCGACCGCGTGTTCCTGGAGCACGAAAAGAACGGCGCCGTCCGCGTGGCCAACCACGAGGCCGACCCGGAAGTCGTTGCCGCCGATCTGCGCGAGCGGGACGAGAGCGCGCAACTGACCCCCGAGGACTACGAGACGCCCCCGGTCGTCGGCGCCGAGACCGCCGCAGCCGCCGACCCGGCGCCGCGTCGCAACCCGCGCCGCGCGTAAGCCGCCATGGCCCAGCACACGCTCGACATCACGGCATTCCGCCAGGCGTTCCCCGCGTTCGCCAGCACGGTCCTCTACCCCGACGCGACGATTACGCTGCGTTGGGGCGAGGCGACCGTGTATCTCGGGGATCTGGACGGTTGCCTGCTGTCGGGCGCTGGGCTGCAGGCCGCGCTCAACTACCTCACCGCCCACCTGCTCGCGTCGTTCGACATCATCGCCCGGGGCCAGACGCCCGGCGTGATCACCGACAGCGCGGTCGACAAGGTGCGCGTCTCGCTCGCCCCGCCGCCGACCCGCGACGGCTGGCAATGGTGGCTCGCCACGACGCCCTACGGCGTGCAGCTCTGGGCGCTGCTGATCGCCAAGAGCGCCGGGGGCTGGTACGTCGGCGGATCGCCCGAGCGCGCGGCATTCCGGCGCGTTGGCGGGCGCTTCTGGTGAGCGTGCGCCGCGACAGCACGGGCGGCGATCGGCTCACGGTGGCGCTCAAGGGTATCGACGGGTTGGTCGGCAAGACCGGCTATTTCGAGACCGCCAAGTACACGGACGGCACGTCGGTCGCCTACGTCGCGACCATTCACGAGTTCGGCTATCCCGAGGGCAACATCCCACCGCGCCCGACCATGCGCCCCACCGCCGACGCCAAGCGCGCCGAGTGGGCGGGCATCATGGCCAAGAGCGCCAAGGCGATGCTCGCCGGGCGGCTGACACCGCACGACGCGCTCGAGCGGCTCACTCTGGTCGCGGCGGGCGACATCTCCGGGGCCATCGCCGCGCTCACCTCGCCGCCCCTCAAGCCGCAGACCATCGCGCGCAAGGGCTCGTCAAAGCCCCTCGTGGCCACGGGTCTCATGCTGCGCAGCCCGACCGGCGTGGTGGAGCCCAAGGCATGAGCGTCCCCGGCTCCAACCTGCTCGCCGCGGCGTTCACCGTCATCACGCCGCAGCCGGTCACGTACCGCGCCAGCACGGGCCGCACGACCAACGCGGCCGGGCTCATGACGCCGACCTATGCGGCCCCCGTGACCGTCTACGGCTCGTTTCAGGCCGTCAATACGAACATGATGGCGCAGCTCGGCCTCGACATGTCCAAGCGGTACGCCATGTTCTACGCCTCGCGCCGCTTCCGCGAGCCCGACCGCGGCAACCCGCCCGACGCCTTCACCTACGACGGCCGACGCTGGATTGGCGTGAGCGGCGTTGACTGGTACGCAATCGACGGCTGGGATAGCGTCCTCGTGGTCGACAGTGGCCCGGAGCCCGCGCCGTGAACCTCAACGACATCATGACCGCCGTTCGCGCCGTGCTGGTCCCCAAGCTGCCCGGCGTGTCGGTCGTGCAGGCCAACCAGCCGACGATCGAGGGCCGGGAGGACGGGCCGGCGGTGCTGCTGTACCACATCGGGGACCGGCGCTACGGCTGGACCAAGCGTCAGGACACGCCCGACCTGATCGACCCGCTCGTCATGGTCCACACCGAGACGCAGTTCTACGAGACGCGTATTCAGGTCGGCGCGCTCGGGCCGCAGCCGTCCGCCACGCAGGTCCCGCCGACCACGACGGCCAGCGACCTCGTGAACACAGCGGCGGGCATCCTGCAATCCGACGCGGCCATCGCGGCGCTGCGCGTCTCGGGGCTGGCCGTCCTGCGCGTCACCGACGTGCGCGCGCCCTACATGCAGAACGACCGCGACCAGTACGAGGCGGTCCCGTCGTTCGATTTGGTCGTGACACACGAACAGGTTATGGTATCAACGCTTCCAGCCGCCGTTGTCGGCGAACTCCGCATGGCGAGGGTCTAGGAATGAGCATCGACATCACCCGGTACGTGCAGATCACGTCAGCCGTTGCGGCGACGGGCGGCGTGCCGCAGCGGGAGCTTATCCTGCGCCTCTTTTCGGAGAGCGCGCGCGTCCCCACCGACGCCATCATCGAGTTCACGAGCGCGGCCGACGTGGGCGCCTACTTCGGCTCGGGGTCGGTCGAGTACCTGCGGGCGCAAAAATATTTCGCCTTCGTGAGCAAGTCGCTCTCGACGCCCCGCAAGATCAGCTTCGCCCGCCACGCTCGCGCCGCGTCGCCCGCCCGCATTTACGGGGCGGTCCCAATCGCCACCCTGACCGCGCTGCAAGCCATCACGGGCGGCACGCTCTCGCTGACCATCGGCGACCAGACGGCCAGCCTGACCGGCCTCAACTTCTCGGCGGCGGTGTCGCTGGCCGGCGTCGCGGCCATCCTCGAAACGGCCATCCAGGCCGCGATCGGCACGCAGTTCACGACCGCTACCGTCGTCTATGACGCGACGGCCGGGTCGTTCAATTTCACCGCCTCGTCGACCGAGACGGACGCGGCCGACATTTCGGTCAACGCCGCTGCTGCCGGCTCGATCGCCACGGCGTTCGGCTGGTCGCTGGGCGCCATCTTCTCGCCCGCCACGCCCGTCCAGACGATCACCGAGGCGCTCACCGCGTCGACCGAGATCAGCGACAACTTCGGGTCGTTCGCCTTCGTGAGCACCACGCTCACTTCCGACGAGACGCTCGAGGCGGCCGATTGGAACGCCGCGAACAATGTGCTGTTCATCTTCCTCGCCCGCACGACCGCGGCGAATGCCGTGTCGCTGTCGGCCGCGCTGATCGCCAAGGCGGGCACCGCCCTGACGCTGGCGCCGCTGACCGCTGAGTACCCCGAGCAGCTTCCGGGCGCGATCCTGGCGGCGACGGACTACGCGCGCATCAACGCCGTGCAGAACTACATGTACCAGCAGGCCGACCTCACCGCGTCCGTGACCACGAACGCGGCGGCCGACCTGTACGATCCCCTGCGCGTCAACTACTACGGCCAGACGCAGACCGCCGGCACGAACATCTCGTTCTACCAGCGCGGCGTGATGATGGGCGGCGACACCGCGCCCGTCGACATGAACATCTACGCCAACGAAATCTGGTTCAAGGACGCGGCGACCACGGCCATTCTCGCGCTGCTGCTCGCCCTGCCGCGCATCCCGGCCAACGCGGACGGGCGCGGCCAGATCCTCGCCATCCTGCAGGACCCGATCAACCAGGCGCTCCGCAACGGCACGATCAGCCCGGGCAAGACGCTCACCGCGGCTCAGCGGCTGTACGTCACGACGCTCACGGGCGACCCGGACGCCTTCCAGCAGGTGCAGAGTATCGGCTACTGGATCGACTGCACGATCGAACCCCGCACCGTCGATGACCGCACCGAGTACGTCGCCGTCTACACGCTCGTGTACGGCAAGGACGACACGGTGCGGAAGGTCGAAGGCCAGCACATCCTCGTCTAAGGGCACGCGACACCATGGCAAACGACGTTTCGGGCTTCGGCCTTCGTCTCCGCATCACCGCCTCGCGGACCTTTCCGGCCGGGTTCACCGTCACGCAGTTCGCGGATGACGCGGACCCGCTCGACATTCCGTCGCTGCAGATCGCCGACACGGCGATGGGTCTCAACGGCGATCTCGTGTCGTGGTCCAAGGCCAACCCGATCAAGCCGACGGTCAACGTGATCCCCGGCAGCGAGGACGACCGCAACCTGGCGGTCCTGCTCGAGGCCAACCGCGTCGGCCGCGGCAAGTCGGGCGCCCGGGACGTCATCACCATGACGGGCACCTACCCGGACGGCCGGTCGGTCACGCTCTCGCAGGGCGTCATTACGGATGGTATGCCTGGCAACAGCGTCGCCAGCGCCGGCCGCCTCAAGAGCAAGTCCTACGCCTTCGCGTTCGAGGCCCTGTCGCGCGCCTGACCTAGACGCGCGCCGCCGGGGCGGCTACGGTGCGGTCAACCAGACAGGAGCCGCAAATGCTGTACCCCCTCGACCTCGTACTCCGCACGCAGGCGGGCGACGAAAAGACGTTCGTTCTGTCCAAGTTCCCGGCGACGGTCGGCCGCGAGATCGTGGCCAAGTACCCGGTCGCCAACCTCCCCAAGCTGGGCGACTACGGCGTCAGCGAGAGCACCATGCTCAAGCTGATGTCGCACGTCGGCGTGCGGGTCGACGGGCGCGACGAGCCGCTCATGCTCACGAGCCGCGCCCTCGTAGACAACCACGCCTCGGATTGGGAGACGCTCGCCCGGTTGGAATGGGCGATGATCGAGTACAACTGTAGTTTTTTCGGCAACGGGCTGAACTCCGATACCCTCGCCGGGTTGGTCGAGAAAGCCCGTCCGTGGATTTCCCAAATGTTGATGGCTTTCTCGGAGCAATCGTCGCAAGCCGACAAGCAACCCTCAGAGAGCTGAGCACCGTTTACACGCTCGAAGAGGCGTTTGACCTCTTCGAGATCGTCATGACCACGCGCATTAACGAGTATCTGGCCCACGAGCACGCGAACCGCAAACCGTGAGTATCCTCGACACCTTCTTTATCCTGTTCGACACCGACGCCAAAAAGGCGACCCGGGAGATGGCGGACCTGCGCGGCGAGGGCGAGCGCACGGCCCACACGATCGACCACAGTGTGAAGGGCGCCAAGGATCTCGCTCCGGCGCTCGACAAGGCGGCGGGCAACGCGGGCAAGCTCGGCCAGTCCTTCCGCAACGTCGCCACGCTGATCGTCTCGGCTGGCGTGGCGCTGGGCGCGTTGGCGGTGACGGGGCTTAAGGACGGCGCGAACCGCTACAACGAGTTCACGAACAGTCTGCGCGTTGCCGGGCTGGCCGGCGAGAGCCTGACGCTCGTGCAGGACCGCTTGACCAAGAGCGCCCTCGCCAACGGGTCCAGCCTCACCGCGCTCGGCCAACTCTATAGCCGCGTCACCTCGGCGTCGACCGAGTTGGGTGTCTCGCAAGCCGAGGTGCTCGACGTCACCGACGCGGTGTCCGCGGCGGTGCGCGTGCAGGGGGGCGACGCGGCTGCGGCGTCCGGGGCCATGCTGCAGCTCGCGCAGGCGCTGGGCGCAGGCACGGTGCGCGCCGAGGAGTTCAACAGCATCAACGAGGGACTGTTGCCCTTGCTCCAGGCGGCGGCGCGGGCGTCCGACAAGTACGGCGGCAGCGTGGCCAAGCTGCGCGCCGACGTGATGAAGGGCACGGTTTCCTCTCGCGAGTTCTTCGACCTGATCCGGGCCGGAACGCGCGACCTTGAGGGCCGGGCCGGTCAGGCGGTCATGACGGACGGTCAGCGCCGGGAGAAGTGGAACACTGTGCTCGCGCGGTCGGCCGGCGCGCTGGACCGTCTGACGGGCTACACGCGGCTGTGGAACGCCGCCAACGAGACGGCCATGGGCATCGTCTCGCGTTTCGCGGGCTTCATCGAGCGCAACTCCCGGTTCGTCGAGGGGCTCGGCGTCGCCATGGCGATCACGGCGGGCGTCGTTCTCGCCACCTACGTCCCCGCCATGTGGGCCGCCGCGACCGCGACGATCGCCGCCACCTGGCCCATCATAGCCATCGTCGCGGCCATTACCGCCGTGGGCGTAGCGTTCGCGCTGGCCTACGATGACGTCAAGGCGTTCCTGACCGGCCAACCCAGCCTGATCGGCGTGCTGCTCGGCAAGTACAAATGGCTGCGGGACGGGGTTCACGCCATTGCCGAGGCGTTCCGCGGCGTGCTGGACGTGGCGAGCGGCGTGTTCTCGGGCCTTGCGGCTTTCGCGCGCGGATGGTGGGCCGTCATGGGCCCTATTCTAGGCCTGCTCCGGGACGTCGCGATCGCCGTTTTCGGCCAGCTCTGGCAGACCTTCCAAGAGCGGATGCGGCCCTTCATCCCGCTCGCGCGCTTCGTCTTCGGCGTCATGTCGGCGGGCATCTGGGCCGTGGGCGTGGTCTTCAAGGCCGTGTTCGGCGCCATCGGCCAGTGGTGGTCGCAGCTCTTCGACCGCATCGTCAAGGGCGTGCAGACCGCCGTGGGGATCGCCCGGCAAATGCTCAACCTGCCCGCCGGCCAGACACCGGCCATGCGCGCGCTCGGGGCCGGGCAACGCCAGCTTTCCGGCGCTTCCGCCTCGCCGCTGGCCGCGCAGACGAGCACGAGCCTCTCGACGCGCACGAGCCGCAACACCCAGGTCAACATGGGTGGGGTCACGGTCAACGCCAAGGGCGCGGATCCCAACGCGGTCGGCCGCGCGCTGAACGGCACATGGGGCGAGACGGCCTATCAGTTCGATGACGGGGTTGCTCGGTAATCTCGCGGGGAGGGCTTGACGGCCGCACGGGGGCGTGGCGTAGTGGGCGCCGCTGCGGTTCGGACCCGGGTGCGATTCCCGGCGGCTCCACCACAAGCGCATCGACCGGCGGCAACGCCCGGCGCCCGCCAGCGACGGCGCGCTGATCTGAACGGGACGATGCGCTTTTGATGGGGCCGATCAGCTTCGACGGGCCACTGGCGCGGTAATCAGTCCGCATCCTCGAAATGTGAACGACAACCACTACCAGTCTCACGCCCTCGCGGCGTAGGCGGACAAGCCGGGGACCGGAGTATTTCATTCCGGGTTGGCAACAGAACCCCGGCACGCCGCCTAGCCCCCGCCGTCGCCGTGTGCTACGCCTCGGCGCATGGCCCTGTCCGCCACATCCTCTGAGGAAGCCACCGCGACCGCCGACGTCGTGGCCATCCGCCGCGCCGACACGGGCGCGCAGGTGTTCGCCGACGCCCGGCCCATGGCGGCGAGCATCTACGAGGTCGCCAAGGCGCTCGAACACCCGCTGGAAACGGGCAGCTCGGTCATTGACCACCTCGTGTTCACGCCCATCGAGATCGAGGTTCCGCTGGTCGCGACAGGCGACGCGGCGCCCGACCTGTACGGCGAGATCCGTGAGCTGTTCCGGTCGGGCATCGTGCTCACCGTCCAGACCCGGGCGCGCACCTACGACAGTATGCTGATCACGGCGCTGCCCCACGAGGAGCGACCGGAAGAGTTTGACGCCCTGACCATCACGCTCCAGCTTCGCGAGGCTATTTTCGTCTCGTCGACCTACGGCGGGGCGGTCGTGGTGACGCCGGCGCCTCGTGCGGCCGGCGCTCCCCGGGGCGGGGCGGCCCGCGTCGCCACGACCAAGCGCGGCGCGCAGCAGACCACGCCCGCGCCGCCCGCGCAGGAGGCGAAGGGCTCGCTTCTGTTTCAGGCGTTCGGGAGGTAGGGCCGTGCAGACCATCCCGCTCGAGGCGGTCCCCAACCAGGCGTTCACCGTCCGCGTCGCAGATCAGGCATTCGCGCTACGCATCAAGGAAGCCAACGGCGTCATGGTCGCCGACGTGACCGCCAACGGCACGCCGCTCCTGCTCGCCACGCGCGTCGTCGCCGGGACGCCGCTCATTCCATACAGCTACCTCGCCGGGGCGGGCAACTTCGTGCTGCTGACCGACGACGGCGACCTGCCCGCCTACGAGCAATTCGGGGTCACGCAGGCGCTGGTCTATGCGTCGCCGGAAGAGCTCGCTCTGCTGTGACTGACATCCTCGACCCCCGCCTGTTGCGCGTCGGCATTGAGATCGAAAGCGACCTGCGCGTCTACGATGAGAAATTCGACATCCGCGTGAGCGGGTCGAAGATGTCGAGCGCGGCGCAAAATACGTGTGAGGTGACGATCTCGAACCTCAAGCGGGAGGTGCGCAACTACCTGCTCACGGAAACGAGCCCGTTTAACCCGAACCGCAAGCCCAAGCGCCTGTACGTGGACGTCGGCCGCGTGTCGACCGGCCTGCAGCGCATCTTTGTCGGCGAGATCACGCAATCGACGCCCTCCCAGCCGCCGGACATCGGCCTGACGCTCAAGGCCCTCACGGGCGCCTACGCGCGCGGGCTGGTCATCTCCCGCTCGGGGCTCACGCAAGAGGCGCTGTCGGCCATCGCCGCCCGGGTCGCGGCGGATCTGGGTGTACGGCTGGATTTCCAGGCGACCGACAAGCAGATAGGCAACTACGCCTTCAACGGCCCGGCCCTGGCGCAAGTCAACGCGCTGGAGCTGGCCGGCGGCGTGGACGCCTACGTCGACGACACAACCCTTGTGGTCAAGAACCGCGACGCGGCGCTCCCCGATCGGGTCAAGGTGCTGTCCAGCGCCTCGGGCATGGTCGGCATTCCAGAAGCTACCGAGCGCGGCGTCAAGGTGACTTTCCTGCTTGACAGCGACACGGTACTCGGCGGGCGCCTCGATCTCGCCAGCTCGCTCAACCCCGCGCTCACCGGGGCGTACACCATTTTCAAACTCGACTTTGAAGCCGCCTCGCGCGACACGCCGTTCTACTGGACTGCCGAGGCGAGCCGCAACGGGTATGTGCCTCCGCAATAATCGGTGAGGCCCGTAACAATAGCACTTGACGGCCCCGTCAAGGATGCTATGTTAGGCCATCGCGGTTCGCCGCTTCACCTTCTTGGGGGCTCCCATGACCGCCGTTTCCGCCACTTGCGCCGCCATCGCCTTCGCCGCCAAAGCCGGCACGCTTCGGCTCGTTGAGCGCCCGTCGCGCCTCGGCGGCTGCGTCGTGGCCATAGAGGACCACGTTGGGGTGATCGAGGTCGCCGACGACATGTCGGCCGCCGAGGCGCGCGTCGCCGCCGTGCAAGCGCGGCTGTAGTGGCCGCGCGGTTCGTCATTGAGGAGCGCGACGCTCAAGGCGTCGGCCTCGCCCGTTCGGGCCTCTCAAAATCCGAAGCGGAGCGCACCGCTGCGGCGCTCGCTGCGGCGTACCCGAAAAAGCGGTATTCTGTCGCGCCGCAGCGCATGACGGGCCGCGGACACGGTCGGGGCGTCCTGTACCCCGCTCCCTAGCCCCCGCCGTCGCCGTGTGCTACGCCTCGGCGCATGACCGACACGAACGCCCCGCCTAGCGCAAATCCGGCCGATATCGGCTCACTGGCCGGGCTGCTGCGCGTGTACGGCGACAAGCTCAAGCAGAATACCGACGACATGCTGCCCGCCCGGGTCGTGGCCTATGACCGCGCGACGAACCGGGCAAGCGTGCAGCCCCTCGTGCAGATGGTCACGACGCAGGGCGAGCGCGTCTCGCGGGCGCAAATCCCGTCCGTCCCTGTGTTCCAATACGCGGGCGGGGGCTTCGTCATCGCCTTCCCCGTCGCGCCCGGGGACCTCGGGTGGCTCAAGGCGTCCGACCGCGACATCGGTCTCGTGCTGCAAAGCCTCGACACCGCCGAACCGAACACGGCGCGGACGCATAGCTTCCAGGATGGCATGTTCTTTCCGGACATCCTGCGCCAGTGGACGCTCGACCCGGCCGACCAAGACCGCCTCGTGATCCAGACGACGGACGGGGCCACCCGCATCGCCGTGGGCGTCGGGACCGTCGACATCACGGCCACGCTGGTCACGATCAGCGGCGACGTGGCGATCACCGGGGCGCTCAACGCGGACGGCGGCGTGACCGGCGCGGGAGGCATCGTGCTCGAAACCCATCTCCACGGCGGCGTGACCACGGGCGCCGGCAACACCGGAGCCCCCGTGCCATGACGCTCACCTTCGCCGTTGACGAGAACAACGACTTCGCCGTCGCGCCGAACGGCTCGCTGGCCTTTCTGGTCGACGCGCCGGCCGTGCAGCAGCTATCCATTCACGCCGCCCGCGTCCGGCGCGGCGAGTGCGTGCTGGACGCGCCGCGCGGCATCCCGTTCGAGACGACCGCATGGGCGGGCGTTCCCGACGTGCAGCGGTTCGTCGCGGCCCTGCGCGGTCAGCTATTGGCGGTCGACGGGGTTACGGGCATAGTCACCCTGACGACGCGCCGGGCGGGCGATACGCTGCGGTACGTCGCCACCCTGCGAACCGTCTATGGCATCGTGACCGTCAATGGCTGATTACGGCTACATCACCTCGACCGGCACGGTATTCCCGGACACGGCCGACATTCTCGCGGACGTGCAGGCCGAGTGGCGCAACGCCTTCGGGCAGGATCTGATCGTCACGCCGGACACACCGCAGGGCGTGATCATCACCCTGCAGGCCATCGCCCGCGACGCGCTGGTGCGCAACAATGCCGCCCTCGCCAACCAGATCAACCCCAACCTGGCGGGGGGCATCTGGCTCGACGCGATCTGGGCGTTGACGGGCGGCGCGCGGGTCGTGGCCACGCGGTCCATCGTGCGCGAGGTGACGGTTACGGGCGTCCCGGGCGCGCTCATCCCGCAGGGCTCGCTCGCGCGCGTCGGCGAGGCGGGAGCCCTGTTCGAGACGACCGGAGCGGTTACGCTCTCCTCGGTCGGCACGGGGCTCGCCACGTTCCGCAGCGTCGACTACGGCCCGATCGGCGCGGCCGCGCACGCCCTCGATACGATCGTGACCCCCGTGCTCGGCTGGGAAACGGTCGACAACGCCACGCCGGCCGAGCCGGGAGCCGTCACCGAGAGCGACGAGGCGTCCCGCGCCCGCCGCCGGGTCACGCTGGGCGCCCAAGGCGTCGCGCTGCCCGATGCGATCATCGCGGGCGTCTGGGACGTGGCGGACGTCACGTCGGTCGTGTTCCGCGAGAACGTCACGAACTCTCCGCTGGTCATCGAGGATCAGACGCTCGACCCCCACAGCATCTACGTGTGCGTTGACGGCGGGCTGGACAGCGAGGTCGCCGCGGCGCTGCTCGCCAAAAAGTCCCTCGGCGCGGGGTGGAACGGCACAACCGACGTCGTGGTCACGGACGCGGCGAGCGGGCAGGACTACACGGTCAGTTTCCAGCGGCCCGACGCCATCCCCATCTTCGCCGCCGTGGACGTCCGCGTGCTCGGCCCGGGCGGCGACCCGGCCGCCACCGTGCGCGCCGCCATTGTCGCCTACGCCAACGGCGAGCAGCCCGGCGAGGAAGGGTTGACGATCGGGCAAGACGTCTCGGCATTCGAGTTCGCAGGGGCCGTGAACCGCGCGGCGCCCGAGCTGTACGTTTCCAATGTGCTGATCGGGCTCGACCCGGGCACACTGGCCACAACGCCCATCGACATCACGATCAGTCAGCGCGCCCAGGTCATCGCGGGCAACATCGTCGTCAACGTGACCTGACGCCATGGAAGCTATCCAGCCCTTCGAGCCCGGCGCGGATCTGGAAAGCGCCCTGCTCTGGCAGGACGAGGCGGCGACACGCCTGCGCGAGATCGTCGGCGGCGAGCAGGCGTGGTTTGACGCAAATCAAACGGCGTTCTGGACCGACTGGTACCGCGACGTCTTCGACCTGCGCACGGCCAACGACTTCGGCCTGTCGGTCTGGGCTATCATCCTCGACCTGCCGTTGCTCGCCTACGCCCCCGCGACGGGCGATCGCCCCGTCTTCGGGTTCGGCGACTTCAACCTCAATTTCCTCAACTCGAACTTCGGCCGCGACAATGACGCCGCGCTCTCGCTGTCCACCGAGCAGCGACGGCTCGCCTTGCGCCTGCGGTATTTCCAGCTCACGACGCGCGGCGCGGTCCCCGAGGTCAACACCTTCCTCGACTACCTGTTCGGTGATCAGGGCCGCGTCTACGTGCTCGACGGCCTCGACATGACGGCGACCTACGTCTTTACGTTCGCCCCGAACGCCGCGCTGCTGTTCGTCTTGCAGAACTTCGACCTGCTCCCGCGCCCGGCTGGCGTGGAAATCAATATCCTGATAAACCCGGCGGACCAGTTCGGCTTCGCGCCATACTACCTCAACTTCGACAACTCCAATTTCGGCGGGTCCTGAGATGTCAACCCAAAAATTCTTCAAGGTCGCGTTCGCCGCGAGCGGGGACATCTCGCCGATCCCGAACGCCGCGCAGGTGGACGGCTCGATCAGCTACACCGAGGGGTACGGGCTGGACTACGAGCTCGACCCGACCAGCGACCCCGACGCCAAGCGCATCGAGCGGACCAAGTTCAATTCGCTGCAACGCGACGTCACCGAGAACATTCGCCAGTACCAGTATTGGGGTACGCCGGAGTTCGTGACCACGGTGCAGAACGACGGTGTTCCGGTCTCCTACGGCAAAGGCGCGATGTGCCTGTTCGACACGGGCGGCGGGGTGTTCCAACTGTACGGCTCGCTCGTGCAGAACAACACCGTGCTCCCCGGGTCCGACGCGACCAAGTGGCGCGCCATGGACATCTACTCGGACACGCTGATCGCGACCGCCGCGGACTACGTGACGCCTTCGAGCAACGCCCTGCTCGTGTCGCCAGGGCGGCTCGCCACGGCCACGCGGGAGGGCCGCCTCACCTACGCCGCCGCGACGCGCGCGCTGGGCGCCTACAGCCTCACGCTTCCGGGCGCGGCGTTCGTGTTGACGGTCGGCGCGCTGGTCGACTTCACCGTCCCCGACGCCTCGCCGGCCGGCCCGCTCACGCTCAAGGTTGGCGCGCTGGCCACGGTGGGGCTTCTCGACAACGAGGAAGGCGACCCGGCGGCCGGCGACCTGCAGCCGAACCGCGTCTATACGGCCCGGTACAACGGTACGGCATGGCTGATCGTTCAGGCGCTGCCCTCGCAGCTCACGCCGCCGCTCGCGCTGCCCGATCGCCTCGCTGCGACCACGGCCAGCGTCGCCGCCTCGACCAACCTCAACAACGCGCTCGACAACGGCTGGTATCGCGCCGCTGCCGGTGTGACCAACGGCCCGAGCGCCCTGTCCGCCGTCGCGTTGCAGATCGAAGTCAGCTCGACGGACAGCAACAACGTCTCGCAGATCGCCCGCGCCCAGACCGGCGTCAGCGAGACCACGACGAGCACATACCAGCGGTTCAAGATCGCCGGGACGTGGGGCCCGTGGTTCCGCGTCTACTCGACCGCCACCGAGATCCAACGCATCGCCGCCGAGCCCGGCATGGTCGGCCACACGGCGGCGCCCAGCGCCCCGAACGGGTGGCTGGTGCGCGACGGCTCGGCGGTGAGCCGCACGACCTACGCGGCCCTGTTCGCGGCGATCGGTACGACGTGGGGCGTCGGCAACGGCACCACGACGTTCAACCTGCCGAACGCGATGGCGGACGGTGGGTATTTCGACCGCGCGGGCACGCCGGACGGCGTGAGCAACGCCGATGCGATGCAGGGCCACATTCACGCCACGCCGCTCAACACGAACTTCACCGGCAGCGGTTTCCCGGCCCTGGAGGATGGCAACGTCGCGTCGCCCGTGTACGTTAACTATTCGAGCGGCGGACCGATCACGGATGGCACGAACGGCACGCCGCGCATTGCCAACGAGACGCGGCCGAAGTATCAGAAGTATCTCCCGATCATCAAATACTAGGGGCCTCGCATGGACGTGAAACTCAAACTGGCCGAGGACACGGCGATCATCGGGTTTTGCGCTCGGCAGATCGAAGCGCGGTTGACCGACGCGCGGGTCACGGCGCTCGACGCCAAGCTCTCGCCGGCCGCCACGAAGGGCATCTACGCCGCCCAGCGCGCCGTCTACGAGGCTCACCTGCGCCTCGCCGAGCTGCATGACATGCTCGCCGCCGAGACGGGGGCCCCGGCGCTTCGCAGTGGCGGCGACGACAAGCCGCCTCCCCCGCCGCCGACCGAGTAGGCGCCGTGGGGCTCCTCTCGCTGCTCTACACGATCGGGACGCTGGCCATGTTCGGCGTCTGTACGCTCGCCCGGGCCGCGACGCCGGACGCCACGCGCCTAGCCCGGGCCGCCGCGTGGGTGCTGCTGTTCACAGGGGTGTCGCGGCTCGTCAGTCTCACGGTTGGGCCGCCCTGGAGCATGGTCCACTACCCCGCCGAGGACTTGCTTCTGCTGCTCATGGCGCGGGACTGGTGGCGCGTTCGGGGCGAGCCGTGGGCGGCGGTGCTGATCGCCTGTTTCCTGACGCAGCTCTCGCTTCACGCGCTCTACTGGTTTGACCCCGCGTCATCTTTGCGCAGGTACATCATCGCGAATAACGCCATATTCATCATCGAGCTATTGACCCTGACCACGGCGGGGGGAGGCCATGCATTTGGTTGGGTTTTGCATCGCCTTCGGATGCTTCGTCATCGGGCTTCTGGTCGCGTGGTCGGCCCTACGGTCGCGCAATGAACGTCGGCCCTGAAATGGTGGCCGGCGCCTTCATGACGTGCGTGGGCGGCGTCTGGGCATGGCTCGGCACGCGCAGCAAGAACCGCGTCGACCTCGTGCAAATCGCGCAGGACGCGGCGGCCAAGGTCATCAACAACCTGACCGACCAGCTCGACCGCCAGGCGGCGCAGATCGACGAACTGCACACCCGGTGCGCCTCGCTCGAAAAGCAGGACGCGCAGTGTCGGGCGGATCTAGCGAAGGTGCGCCTTGAGGTCAGCGCCATCAGGAACCGCCGGCCATGAGCCGCATCGCCGCGTTCGTCGGGGAGATCGCCCGACCGTTTGCCATCATCTCGACGTCGGCCAGCGTGTCGGCCGCCACCGTGATCATCGCGAACCGGGTTCACGACGGCAACGACGGGTTTCTAGTCGTGGGGG